CACGCCGCGTGCGTGATGTGACTAATGTCAAGCTTCAGTGTGAGAGCTTGCATTCTGGTCAGGAAGGATGTACTCCTCCCATGAATCCGGAATGCTCGCTCTCCCCAGGAGTGAGGCATTCGGTGTGTCTTCGTCTTGCGACGGAGGCAGGTTAGGTAACGACTCGTTCACAGACCAATCTTCCGCTGCAACCTCGTCCCAAATTTGGGGCGGGGCTGCCGAAAGAGCGGTCACTCCTACCCTTCGGGGCAGGAGCTCGTGTTCGAGTTCATTACCAGACCTTGATTTAGAGAGATCATAAGCACGATCAGCACAGCCAGTGTAAAGAAGTGTAGCCTCTAGGGGTTCAGTGGTTACCCACGTATCTTTACGCTCTTGGGAGAGTAACAGTGCCTTCTGAGTGGACATCGGTTTTGCCGACTTCCATTTGGACACTGCTGCGTCTACCGCTGCGTTGATTGTGCTCGCGACTTGATCGATTGATCGGCAGGTGCGTTCGCCTTGTTTTTGAAGGTAGAAGTCCTTCGAAGCGAACGCGCAGGTTCTTGCTACGGCAATAGCCTGTAATTCATCAACCGGTAACATGGTAGCTTCCCCTGCTCGCCAGAGGAAGCCGTCAACCCCGTGCGGCTTAACGGGGTTCCATGCTCCTGGTTTGATGATGGCCTTGCCAGTGTCGGGATCCACTTTCGTGAAGGACTCAATTAGCTTGTTCTGAGTCCTCAAGGTCTTCCGGAGATGTCCGGGAGCCTTCGAAAGGGCAAAGTTTGCCTTTAGCTTACTTTGTAGGTCCGTTGCTCCAATAAGTATGGATGCAGCGGCCTTCCGCCACTTAGCGGGTGCTTCCTGTTTACCAGGAAACCCCCACCCGCCTAGATCGATCGGCCAATGAATGGGCACATTTGTTTTCTTCATGCGTCTTACTACACTGCTGTGAGCTGTTTTTCCAAGTTCACAGATGATCTCAGTCTCTAACGCGTTGCACTTCAGTGCTTCTTGTGTGAGAATGGGACCCAGTTTGTAGAAGATGGGCACTTCCTCAGCAGTTGCTCCGGTTGGCTTTGCTGCCAGTATGGCAGACAAAGTTGGCCGGTGGACTACCCAGACAGTCGGTGTCGGTTCTACCTTGGAATGTAGTAGATCCGTTTCCGACAGCTTGTCCTCGGGCACGTTTTGTAGGCTTAACCACCTATTGTAAACGCGATCCAAGGGCTTGCGGACCAGGAACAATTTCTCGACGAAGACCAAGCCATTTAGCGAGTTCGTGACCCCCGTTGGGGATCGCTTACTCGAGAATGTCTTGTGTTCGTTGAGTTTGAGTCCTAGTCTGTCGATGGTATCAAAGTATTCACTTTCGTGTTTACTTGTCCACGCTGCTGCGAAGTCGTCTCCGCATGAGACAAATGGCTCATAGTAACTACCTCGGAATTTGGGATACTTCGTTCGCGTTTCCGCGATCGCCCGAAATCCGGCAAAGTGGTTGAGAATAGACAAGATGGGCCATGTCAATGGCAGGCCCATGAGGATTCCGCGTTTAGATGTGAACGCGAGGTCCTTATTCTCCTTCCCACCATCCCATCGCATGGGTCCTAACAGACTCGCGCCGATGGTGTGGTATAGAGGGGGAATCGAGTCACCCAGCGCTTCTGTGATTCCGTCCCACACGGCGAGTGCGATGTCGTGTGGTATGTAATCAGAGGCAGCACTGAGGTCTGCACTAGTTAGAGTAAAATCTTCCTCGTGCACGTATTCTTCAGCTCCTTTCTTGACTCCACTGGGAACGCCGCTTTCCCCTAGGAGTGAGTAGTTATGGACTCGAGATTTCTTTAGGAGGCGCAATAGCAATCCGTTGATCCTTTGACCAAGGACCACCGACATAGCCGGTGACATGGATGCTATTCTGGTTTTCTGTCCCCTTTCGGGTATCAGGACAGGACGCATAGGAAGGGGCTGGTTCGTCACAGCCCACTCCTTGTATTCCTGCTCTGCCAGCTCGCGTGCAACGAGCGGCAGAATTCCAGCGCGCACACTTGTCGGTGCGGTTTGAGGAACCAGACGTTCGTCTGGGTCTTCTTCG